GCGCGACAGCTCGCCGTCGGCGGAAACTCTGCTGCGCGACGATCTGGCGGCCGCCATCGCTGCTGCGATCGATACGGCGTTCATCGATCCGACCAATGCCGGTTCCGCCGGTGTCAAGCCCGCCTCGATCACCAACGGCCTGACCGCTGTCGTCTCGTCCGGCAACGATGCTGCGGCGATCCGCGAAGACGTCCGTCTCGTCATGGCGGCCTTCATCGCGGCGAACAACGCTCTCAGCTCTGGTGTCTGGATCATGTCCGCGACCACGGCTCTGGCGCTGTCGATGATGCGGACGGCTCTCGATCAGCCGGAGTTCTCCGGGATCACGATGAACGGCGGAACCTTCTTCGGCCTGCCGGTCGTCGTGTCGGAATACGTGAGCGGCTATGTCGTTCTCGCCAATGCGACCGACATCTGGATGGCCGACGACGGCGGGGTTGCTGTCGACATGTCCACCGAAGCATCGCTGCAGATGATGGACAATCCGACGGTCAACTCCGTAACGCCGACGGCAACGGACCTGGTCTCGATGTTCCAGACCAACAGCGTCGCCTTCCGCGCCGAACGCACCATCAACTGGGCGCGCCGCCGCGATACCGGCGTGGCCCTCATCAGCGGCGTTGCATGGGGGCAGCCTGAAGCTGAAACCCCGTAAGATCATCGCACAATGAAATGAGCCGGCTGCCTTCGGTGGCCGGCTTCCTCTTTCCAGGAGAAGGTCGATGAACAAGCAAATGATCGCCAGCCAGTCGATGACCTATGCCACCCGCCGCCTACAGGCTGGCGATGGGTTTGAGGCCTCGCGGCGCGATGCGGAACTCCTGAAGCGTCTCGGCCGGGCCACCGAAGCTCCCGCCGATCCCCTTGACCATGACCGCGACGGCAAGAAAGGCGGATCCACTCCTGCCAAAAAGAGCGACGAGCTCACTGCTCTGCGCGCGCTCTATCAGGACCGGTTCGGCAAGCGCGCCTTCCACGGCTGGGATGCCAAGGCTCTCACGGAAAAGCTCGCGGAAGCAAAGGATTGATCCATGCGCTTCCCACGCCTCTTCAACCGCGCCAAGGCGACGGAAAAAGCCATGTCGCCCGTCAACCAGGGGCGCGGCGGATGGTGGCGGATCCTCGAGCCCTATGCCGGCGCTTGGCAGCAGAACGTCGAAGTTCGGTACGATACCGTACTATCCAATCACGCTGACTTTGCCTGCCGGACGCTGATCGCTTCCGACATTTCGAAGCTGCGCATCAAGCTTGTGGCGAAGGACAGCGACGGCATCTGGAGCGAGACCAGCAACCCGGCCTATTCTCCGGTGCTGCGGAAGCCGAACGATTTTCAGAACCGCATCCAGTTCATGGAAGCGTGGGTTCTGTCGAAGCTGCAGCGCGGTAACGCCTATGTGCTGAAGCAGCGCGACGGCCGTGGCGTAGTGGTGAAGCTCTATGTGCTCGACCCCGCTCTGGTGACGCCTCTGGTCTCCGACGATGGCAGCGTCTTCTATCAGTTGAGCAAGGATCCGCTCGGCGGCGTTGAGGACAGCATCATCGTCCCGGCCCGCGAGATAATCCACGACCGGTTCAACTGCTTTTTCCATCCGCTCGTCGGCTTGTCTCCGATCTTCGCTGGAGGCCTCGCCGCAATGCAGGGTCTCGCGATCCAGAATGACAGCGCCCTGTTCTTCCAGAACGGTGCCCAGCCTGGCGGTATCCTGACCGCTCCCGGCGCCATCACGGATGAAACCGCGGCTCGGCTGAAGGCACATTGGGATACGAACTTCTCCGGTAAGAACTCCGGCAAGGTCGCGGTTCTCGGGGATGGCCTAAAGTATGAGGGGATGAAGGCGAAGGCGACGGATTCGCAGCTCATCGAACAGCTGAAATGGTCCGGCGAGGTCGTTTGCTCGACCTATCACGTCCCGCCCTACAAGATCGGGCTCGGTCCAATGCCGACCAACAACAACGTCCAGAGCCTCAACGTCGAATACTACTCGCAGTGCCTTCAGGTGCTGCTGGAGAGCATCGAGCTCTGCCTTGATGAAGGTCTCGGCATGGGGGAAACCATCGGGACGGAATTCGACACCGATAACCTCCTGCGCATGGACAGCGTCACGCAGATGGAAGTGCTCGACAAGTCCAAGGGCATCATGTCTCCAAACGAGCAGCGGAGGAAGATCGAGCTTAAGCCGAAGCCGGGTGGCGACAGCCCGATGCTTCAGCAGCAGAACTTCAGCCTGGAAGCTCTCGCCAAGCGGGATGCACAAGCCGATCCGTTCGGCACGACGCCGGCCGCTCCTGCGGAGCCGATCGCGCCCGCCAACGATAACGCAACTGAGGCAGAGGCTCGCGCCGCCTTGGTGGAAATTCTCAAAGGACTTCGCTGATGAGCTTCGATGGCAAGGCCTTTGGCGCTGAGATCGTCAGCGTGGTGAAGGGGTATCTGGAGAGGGAACTTGCGGCGATCGCTGCTCGTCTCGATGCCATGGAGAAGCGGATTGAAGCTCTCCCGGCGCCGGTGGATCTGTCGGCGGATCTCGCGGCGGTCAAGGCCGCGGTCGAGGCAATCGACATCCCCGAAATTCCCCCACTGCCCGAACTGCCGGATGTTGCCGGTCTGGTAGACGAAGCAGTCAAGCGGGCGGTAGCGGATATTCCCGCCCCGCAGGACGGCAAGAGCGTGACGGCCGAGGATGTTGCCCCTCTCATTGCCTCTGAGGTCGAGAAACGCGTCAGCGACCTTCCTAAGCCGAAGGACGGAGAGCACGGCAGGGACGGATTGGACGTCAAGGAGATGTTCCGCGCCGAAGGTGGTCGGCTTGTCGCTGTGATGAGCGACGGCACCACGCGCGATCTCGGCGTTTTCGTCGGCAAGGACGGCGAACCGGGCAAGCCTGGTGCGGACGCGGTCGGGTTCGACGACCTCGAGGTGTCCTATGACGGCGAGAAGACGATCACGCTGAAATTCACCAAGGGCGAGCGCGTCAAGGAGTTCTCGTTCGCAATGCCTGTAGTCATCGACCGGGGCGTCTATCGCGAAGGCAGCGAGTACAAGGCCGGCGATGCTGTGACCTGGGGCGGTAGCCTCTGGATCGCGCAGAAGGACACGGCATCCAAGCCCGATGCCGGAGACGAGTGGCGCCTGTCCGTCAAGCGCGGCCGCGATGGCAAAGACGGTACGGTGAAGGAGACGAAGCGGGCAGAGCCCGTTCGTGTCGGCATTCCCGCGAGGGCAAGCTGATGGCTCTGGTAACTCTCGATCAAGTCAACCGCGCCCTGAACCTGGGACTGTTCGACGGCGACGAGCGGACAGCCGATGTCGAGCTCAAGATTGCCCAGGCTGAAGACGCCGTCCTCGATTTTCTGAAGAAGCCGGAACCCGACTGGACACCAGAGACGGTTCCGCCGCGCGTCACTGCCGCGATCATGCTCGTGATCCAAAGCCTCTACGATGACAGCGCGACGCCGGAACTTCTTTCAGGCCTCGGCTCGGGAGACCCCCGAAACCCTGTCGTGGCTCTGCTCTATCGCCTCCGAGACCCGACCCTAGCTTAGGAGAATGCCATGCGCGTCCGTTTTATCGAAGATTTCGACTACAAGCCCACCTCTCAGTCCACCATCGCCTACAAGGCCGGCATGGAAGAGACGGTAAGGCGCGAATGCGGAGAACAGGCCATCGCCGCCGGCAAGGCGAAAGAGGTCAGGTCTCCCGGAAAGCCGGCCGATGGCGCCGATTAATCCGCCGACGGCGCAGGAGCTACGCCATCGTGTCGCCTTCGACGAGCGGATCGAGATCGATGACGGGGCAGGGAACACGCGGGGCGAATTTCAGGAGCAGTTCATTGTCTCCGCAGCCTTCCGCCCCCGCGGCGGATCAGAAGCTGTTGTTGCCGACCGGCTGGAAGGCCGAAACCTGCTCGGCGTCTACCTTCGTTCCTCCTCACAGACGCGGACGATCACGAGCGACTGGCTGATGCGGGATGTTCGCACCGGCGACAAGTATGCGGTGAAGATCGTGGACGCCGTCACCGATCGGCGCTGGGTCTATCTCGAGGCACAGACCGGAGTGGCGCCCTGATGAAGGTCAAGGCGAAGATTCTCGGCCGCGCGCAGACGATGAAGCTGCTCAATGCCGTGGTGCCGGAGGCGGAGAAGGAACTCGCCAAGGCGCAGATGGAAGGCGCGCAGCAGGTCGCGAACAAGATCAAGCCGCGCGCGCCTGGACCTCGCACCGGTGCCTATCAGGCGAGCATCCAGGCAGACCTGCTGGCGAACCGGCCGAAGGAGCGGGCCGTGGGCGGCGGCGGGGCTAACGGCAACACGAAAGACCCGAACGCGACAGGCGTCTTCGCCGATTACATCTGGCGGTTCCTCGAGTTCGGGACCGTCAAGATGGCGAAGCGTCCGCACATTTTCCCGACATGGCGCCAGGAGCGCAAACGGGTCCGCGCCAAGATGGCTGCGGCCGTGCGCAAGGCCGTGAAGAAGGCGAAGGGCAAGTAAGATGGCCTCACCCTCCTATGAGCTGCAGGTGGCGATCGTGACGCGCCTGAAGGCCGCTGCTGCCGTGGACGCATTCGTCGCCAAGCGGGTTTATGACAGCGTCCCCGACAATCCGGTCTTTCCCTACATCACCGTAGGGGAAGGCGACGAAACCAGTGACGATGTCGACTGCATCGATGGCGTCGAGATCTCGCTCGATATCGATGTCTGGTCGCGCGATCCGGGCTTTCCGCAGGCGAAGCAGATTAGCGATGCGGTGCGCCGCGCGCTGCTGTCGCCGGAACTGACCTTGCCGACCAACCCTCTCGTCTACTTCCGCCACCGGCAGACGCGGTTCCTCCGCGATCCTGACGGGAAGACATCGCATGCCGTCCTCACGTGGGAAGGCTTCGCAGAACAACCCTAACCCACCAGGAGACCACAATGGCCAAGGCTACCACCATCAAGGGCGGGAAGTTCCGCGTCCTCATCGGAAACGACGCAAGCCCGATCGTCTACACCGCACCCTGCGGCTTCACGCAGCGCTCCATCACGCTGAGCAAGGGCCTCGAGGAGGTCAACATTCCGGACTGCGATGATCCGGACAAGATCGACTGGCTCGGCCGCGACGCGACGTCCCTCTCCATGTCGGTGAGCGGCGAAGGCGTGCTGGCGTCCGAGAGCGTCGAGACTTGGCTCGATGCATTCGAAAGCATCGATTCCGTCCCGGTGAAGGTCGAATGGGAATTCCCGTCCAAGACGATCACCTGGACCGGCTCGATGCACATTGAGAACGTCGAAGCGGGCGCCGCCAATGCCGGCCGCGCGACGCTGAACGTCTCGCTCCAGTCGGACGGTGAAATGGTCCGCGTCGTCACGCCGGTAACGCCGTGATGAGCAGGGACGGATCCTGCGAGCTGCCGTTTAACGGCCAGAAGACCTTCTTCAGGCTCGCGTGGCGGGAGCTGATGAAGATCCAGGAGGCCTGCGATGCGGGCCCCTATGTCGTGCTCGACCGGCTCGTCTCCGGCCGGTGGCGCCTCGAGGACATTTCCGAGGTCATCAAGTGGGGACTTATCGGCGGCGGCATGCCTCAGTCGGAAGCCCTGAAGCTCGTTGAGGTGGAAGTCGAGGGGCGCCGGCCGCTGGAAAACCTCGTGATCGCTCAGACCGTGCTCGGCGCGGGCGTTGTCGGCGCGCCGGAGGAAGACGTCGGAAAAAAATCCGAAGCGGCAAATCAGGAGGAGGCGATGATGTCCTCCCAAACGGAAAGCTCCGGTTTGCCGCCATCATCGGAAACGGCATAGCGATGGGGATGTCGCCGGCGGAGACGCTGGGGTGCTCCGTCTTCGAATATCTCGCTGCGCTGGACGGCTTCATCGAAGCCAACGATCCTGATGGCGATAAGAGGCTGACCGAGGCCGAGAAAGACGACCTGTGGGAATGGATATCGGCGTAGGAATGCCTCTGACGGCTGTTACCGGCTAGAGGACGCCGGCGAAGTCAAGAGCTTGGCGCCACCCCGCGTCGTATCTGCCGAGCTTGTCGCACTCACGAATATCCGCTTTGTGGACCTCGGTCCTCAACGGCTGGCCCGACTTTTGAGGGAGGGTCTCTCGCGCCATACGCGCGCAGGCTTCTGATGAGAATTTGTCGAGCAGGGCTCGCTCCGTCGCCGCAGCATCAGCTTTTCGTTGAGCGGTGGCCCGTACTTCTTCCATCCGCGAAGCTTCCTGAAACTCGCCCCAGGCAAAATAGGCTCCCCCGCCTATGACAACCACGCAAGCACCTGCGATCAAGGTCTTCAACCACCCTTCCATTAAGGACGCCCCCCTTGGCAACCGACAACGAACAGCTAGTCCTTAGCATCAGTGCTGATGTCCGGCAAATTCAGCGCCAGATGAAAAGCCTCGTTGGTCAGACGCAGCGGGACACGAAGGCGATCGAGGATGCGTTCGGCGGCATCGACAAGGCCGCGTCTGGCGCGTTCAATGGCGTTGCCGCAAACAGCAACAAGGCTTTCACCACCGCCGAGCAGGGGGCACGCCGCTATAAGGAAGCAATGCGGT